GCAAAGAGAGCCGCCACCCGTTCCCGCTGTGCTGGAATCACGATCTTAACCAGATTATTGGATCTATTGATCCTGAAGACATCATAGATGACGACCACGGCCCGCACATGGATGCGAGCTTTTTTAATGGCCCGCTCGCGCAGGAGAAGCGAGAGATCGTCAAGAGCGGCGTGGTCTATCAGTTCAGTTTTGCCTACGAGATTCTGGACGCCGGTCCGGTCACACTGGAGGACGGCACCAAGGCGAATGAACTGAGAAAGCTGGAGCTGTTTGAGGTCTCGATCGTCCCTGTCCCCGCAAATCCGAGGGCAGAGGTGACGGACATCAAGGCAGGACGTCGGAACCGCAAATCCGACGAAGATACTATCAGACAGATCATTTCCCTCGCAAATTCCTTACTGGATGACGAGGTTAATGAGGCAGACGATCCGGAAGACGGAGAGGACAAAGCAAAGGCCAACGGGACACCGGAGGAGCCGGAGCAGAGCAATCCGAAGAAAGACAGTTTGCTGGCGTACATCAAAAACATGGAGGTATAAGGCTATGACTCTCAGAGAAGAGCTTAAGTCCAAACAGGACGCCCTCGTCGCCCTTAAGGAGCGCATCGAGGCAAACGATGCCGAAGCTATCACACGGGGTGAGCAGCTGAAGGCAGAGATTGAAACAAAAACAGCCGAGATCCAGCAGGCAGATAAAAAGTCCGCCCTGCTCGGTCTGATTGGCAACACCGATAAGAAGGGGGACGACGCAATGGGCGAAGTCAAGCAGGCCCGCACACTGGGCGAGAATTTTGTAAATCATGTAAAAGAGTCCGGGCACGGTAAGAAATTCGATCTTGCGGCTCCTGTTTTCACGAAGGCGGCGACCGACACGCAGACATCTCCGGCTGGTGCTGTTGATTTTGCGACCACATTCGATAAGAACGTTGTTACAGCGGCACGCACACCACTGGTAGTCCGCGATCTGTTTGGCGCTGAGACCATCAGCGGTTCCACGCTGGTATATCTTGTTGAGGGTGCAATTCAGGGCGCTCCGGATGTGACCGCTGAAGGCGCAGAGAAACCGCAGATTCACTTTGCAGATCCGACCCCGAAGACTGTAAGCCTTGCAAAGATCGCTTGCCATATCAAGGAATCTGATGAATATATCGACGACTATCCGTTCCTTGCATCTGCGATCAACGGCAGACTGATCTATGAGCTTGGTCTTGTTGAGCAGAATAAGCTTGTCACTGATCTGCTTGCGACTTCCGGCATTCAGACCGGAACCTATGCCGCAAATGCGAAAGCGGAAGCAATCGCAGACGCGATCCTGCAGGCGGCTATGGATGTACAGCAGAGTTCTGGCTTCGCGGCAGATGCGATCCTGATTAACCCCGCTGACTGGTATGCGCTTCGCATTGGCAAGGACGCAGATAACAGATACTACGGCGGCGGCTACTTCGGCGATCAGACAATCCCGAATCTGTGGGGCATTCCGGTCTGTGTATCCACTGCAACAGCAGCGGGTACAATCGTGGTCGGCGCGTTCAAGACCTGTGGTTCTGTCGTAGCAAAGGGCGGTATCTCTGTTGAGGCAACCAACAGCAATGAGGACGACTTCGTTAAGAACCTCATGACCATCAGAGCCGAGGAAAGACTGGCACTTGCTGTCCGTCGTCCGGCAGGCTTTAAGAAGCTGACCAAGGCTTCCTGAGAATAACAATTAACACAGGGAGGGCTCCGGCCCTCCCTTTTTAACGAAAGGCGGTGATCCGATGCTTAAGAGATACATCGTGAACGGCATGGAATTCCAGTACGAGGAAGGCGAACAGCCTGCCGGTGCTGTGGAAGTCCAGCCGGAAAAGAAAGCGGCGGAACCGCAGAACAAAGCGGTAAAGCCCGCTAATAAGGCAAAGGCGGTGAAGGGTAAATGAGTACATTGACGACATGGGGCTACGCGCTGACTGACGTTGATGCGCTTCCCGGCATCATGACTCTCTCGGAGTTCAACGACATCACCGCTGGCAAATACCTGGCCGACGGACGCGCCGAGCACAGCATCAAAGCGGCGGCCTCTGCGATCCGTAACTACTGCGGATGGCATGTATACCCGGCGCTCACATGCGAGCTGAAAACAACGCTTTACGACAAAGCCGTCACGGTCTCGGACCGCATGATCCTGATCCAGCTCCCCGCGACCTTCGTGTCCGAGATTGAGTCGATCACGATCGACGGAGCCGAGTGTGACTCTTATGCGCTCATGCCGAACGGGATCCTGAGGGTCTTCGGCCTTCCATGGTCGCGTCTGAAGCTCTGGACTCCGCTGGTGGTCAGATACACCGCGGGGCTTCCGAAAGGCGGCGCAGACGGCCTCAGGGCGATCCTGGCGGACCGTGTAGCGCATGCGCTCGCATCGTCTGACGGCGTACAGTCCGAGACAGCCGGAGGCATATCCGTGACTTATAACGCCGCGTGGGCGAATGGGGCAAAAGCAACGGCGCTCGCGGACGACTCAAAGGAAGTCCTGTCACCGTACAGGCTGAGAGGGGTGTTCTGATGCTTCCAAGATGGTGCACGCAGACGATCATCCGGATCCGGCCCGGCGAGAAGGTGCTGAGAGGTTCCACGGTCCCCGACTGGGATAACAATACGGATCTGCTCGAGATCTGCGGCTGCTCTGTGCAGCCTGCCGCGACAGGGCTGTCCCAGGACGGCCGCGTCCTTGGCATCTCTGACGGCTTCACCGTATACCTGCCGGAGGACTCCGACGTGCAGGCCGGTGACCGCATCGAATTCGAGGGAAACGTCTACACGATTAACGGAGACCCCAAGATCTGGCCGAGCGCTACAGGACGGGTCAGCCATATGCAGCTGAACATAGAAAGGTGGCGCGGATGACAGAGATCACGATCAGGTTTGACCCGAATGGCTTCTCCGAATGCCTGCAGGGAGCCGCGTCGATCGTGGAATCTTCCGCGGAGACGATCGCGGCCCGTGCAAACGGCAGCGTGACAAAGGGCTCCGGGTTTCATGTAGAGACGTCCAATGAGCCGCGCTTCCAGGACTCCGCATACGGCGTAACGCGCCCGATCGCCCGGGTGGTCGCTAATGACGATGCGACCTCGGCAGAGGAAGCCGAGAACAAGATCCTCAGCAAGGCGGTGCACGGATGATCATACACAAATCTATTGATATTGAAGAAGAGGTCAGGACTGCGCTGTCACCTTACCAGACAGCTTATTGCCGCCCGCTCCCTGCTGACTACAGCCTGCCGAACATCCTGGTCACACAGGTCGGCGGTACGGATACAGACCGGGTCGACACGTTCGAGGTCGTCCTGGACTCCCGTGCGGAAACGGAAGCGGAGGCGCTCAGCTATCTGAACATGGCGAAAGCGATCCTGATCCAGACGGCGAAGGAGCAGACAACGGCCCTCCGCTATGTAACAGTTAATACATCCGGCTCCTGGGGTGTAGATCCCGTGAGACCGGATCTTGCTATGTGCTCCGCGCGGATCTCCGTGACGGCGCATCAGCAGAAAGTAGAGGTCTAATATGGACGTTAAACTGGGAACCGGTCAGGCGACCGGAATGTTTTACCATGCTCCTGCAGGCACAACCCTTCCCACAACGCTGGCAACAGCGCTGCCTAATGCATGGACTCATGTGGGCGACGTGTCTGATCAGGGCATTGTCCTCGCGCTTAATAAGAGCGTGACTAACCTGAAGAACTGGGCGAATGTCATCAAGCGCTGCGTCCTCACAGATCACAGTGAGACTGTGCAGGCCCCCATTATGGACACGACCGAGGAGTCTCTCAAGACTGTAGTCGGCGCGGATAATGTCACGAAGAGCAGCGGCACGATCAACGTGGACCTGTCTGACGGGGATCTTCCTGCTCCGGAGGCTTATATCTTTATCATGAAGGACGGCGACGACATGATCGCGATCGGCTGCACTCAGGGCCAGATCACCGCGGTCGACAATGTCAGCTTCACGCCTGGCGACGCGATCAAATGGGTGCCTACAATCACCGGACAGGGTGACGGCTGGCACATGATCATGGAAGAGGGCTAATAATCGTCAAAAGGGAGGACACGGATGCCTGAATTTACACTCAAAAGACACATCGTTAAGACGCTCAAGATCAATATCGAGGACAAATCCTACAAGGTGCCGCTGGGTGGGAGCATTACTCCCGAGGAGTGGGTCCAGCTCTCGACGCCTGAGGGTACGAGACAGTTCTTGTGCAAGTACATCCCCAAAGATGTGACAGACACATTTACAGTGGATGAATGGAACGCGATCATCAACGCCTGGAAGGCCGAGACGGCAAAGGCCGAGGCTAAGACTCCGGGGGAATGATCGGCCTCGCGCGGGCAGTGCTCGAACACCGCGAGGCTATAGAGTACGACCTGCTCACGAAGACAGGTCACGAGATCAATGACGTCGGGCGCACCTTTTCATGGGATGCGCTCGATTCTTTTTTTAAGCATATCGGGCCAGATTCGGCGCTCATGCGGGAGCTGCATCCGGATGTATACGAGTGGGGCAGCGCCACGAAGACCAACAAGATCCTCGCGGACATTTATGACCAGCTTGCCTGGATCAATGCAAACCTCGTAGCCATAGGGTCAAAGCAGCCTGCCAGAAAGCCGAAGCCGTACCCGCGTCCCGGAGTAAAACGCCCGGACGAGGAGAAGCACTTCGGTCGGGATCCTCTCCCGCCTGCAGAGCTCCGCAAATGGTTCGAGGCTAAGAGGAAACAACTATGCCGGAAATAGCACAAGCGACCATAACCGTCACACCGGTTATGAAAGGCGCACAGCAGACCATAACGAATGATCTGACAGAAGCCGCGCAGCCTGCTGGCGCCGCGGCCGGTAAAACAGCCGGGGCGTCCATGTCGGAGGCTATGGGCAAGTCAATGACCAGTGCAGGCGGGACGCTCACCAAGGGATTGACAGTCCCTCTCACAGCGGTGGGTGCTGCGGCTGTGGCATCGTGGAAGTCGGTCGACGAAGGTCTTGACACGATTGTGCAGAAGACTGGAGCCTCCGGAGAGGCGCTCGACAGCATGAGCGAGATCATGAAGAACCTGACCACGACCATTCCCACGGACTTCGCGACGGCAGGAGCGGCGATCGGAGAGGTCAATACGCGATTCGGCGTGACCGGCGAAGAGCTCGAAAAGCTGTCAGGTCAGTTCGTCAAATTCGCGAAGATAAACGGCACTGATGTCACTACTTCTGTAGATACTGTGCAGAAGGCCCTATCTGCTTTTGGGCTCGGGGCTGAAAGCGCAGATGGACTTCTTGACGCGCTGACGGCTACCGGACAGGCTACTGGAGCCTCTGTCGACACGCTGGCAAAGGGTCTTGTACAGAATGCGACAGCGTTCCAGGAGCTGGGGCTCAGTGCGGAGCAGTCGATCGTGATGATGGGCCAGCTCGAAACGTCGGGCGCTAATTCTGAGACGGTCATGCAGGGCCTCCGGAAGGCTTTGAAGAACGCTGCAGCAGATGGCGTCAGTCTTGACGATGCTCTGACAGGTCTGCAGGACGCGATCCTTAACGGCGAGGACGGCGTCGACGGATTAACAAAAGCGTATGAAGTTTTTGGCAAATCTGGCGATCAGATCTACGGCGCTATTAAAAACGGAACGATTGATTTTGCAAATCTCGGAGCAGCGGCATCGGATACGAGCGGAACGGTCAATGATGCTTTTGAGGGGACGCTCTCTCCTATGGAGGAATTTCAGACCACGCTTAACGAGCTGAAGCTCCTAGGGGCCGATCTCGTTGATGCCGCGGGCCCGCTGATCACAGATGTGGTCGGAGGACTCACAGACGGCGTGGAGAGGCTGAGCGATGCCTGGAACGGACTGAGCCCAGAGATGCAGGAGACGATCCTTAAGATCGCCGGAGTCGCCGCAGTGGCAGGTCCGCTGCTCAGTGTTGGTGGCAAAGCCGTGAGCGGGATCTCAGCGATCACCGGAGGGCTCGGCAGTCTCGCCGGTAAGCTCGGCGACACAGCCAGTGCAGCGACCTCCGCTGCTGCTCCTGTAGAAGCGGCGGGCGGATCTTTCACGAGCATGGCCGGAGGCGCGCTGCAGATGATAGCAGCCGCGGCGGCCCTTTACATAGCAGCACAGGCCATGGCAGTGCTCGCAGACGCCGCGATCGAGGTCTCCTCGGCCGGTACGCCTGCGATCGCTACACTCGCCGGTATGGCGATAGGCGTGGGTGCTCTTATGGCGGTAGCATCCGCAGTGGGGCCCGGACTCACAGCCGGAGCAGTCGGGATCGGCGTGTTTGGCGCTGCGCTTCTCGCGATAGGCGGAGGTGTGGACCTCGCCTGTACCGGTATAGCGAAAGTTACGGACTCCGTCGGCGGCCTGATCGACACGATCAGCGATAATGCTCCGGAGATCAACTCAATAGTCACTAATGTAGGCGAGACTGTTGACGGCACTGTCACGACCATCTCCGACGGCATCACGCGGGTCATCGATGCTGTATCCGGCGGCATTGAGGGTGTATTGGGTAGCGTGGCGGGGATCTTTGATTCCATGGGCCAGGCTGCACTCGACGCCGGGACGGGATTCGAGAAACTGTCCGGAGCAGTTGTAAACCTCACCAAGAATACGGGCGTACTTGACCTTGCCTCAACACTTGGGGCAACGGCAAGCGGCGTTAAGAAGATAAACGACGCGGCATCAGGTGCCGGAGCGGCGGCACGGCAGATCACAAGCATGGGTACATCGTTAAAGACCATGGAAAAGTCAGCGCAAAGCGCCTCGCTGAAAGTGACAACATTTGGGACAGCAACAAGATCATCCATGAACAATGCGGCGAATACTGTAAAGAGAAGCGATATACCTAGCAGCATGTCGAATCTCATGAGTCGTACGCTTGGAGAAGCGAAGAGAGGATTAAGTGACCTTGAGTCTGCCTTTCGAAACGTCAATCTTGACTTCGAACAGCACATCCGTGTGCCGCATTTTTCCATGTATGGAAGCTTCAACGCGGAGACAGGAGGCACGCCGTCGGTCAGCACGAGCTGGTATGACAAGGCGACATCGGTCCCTTACCTCTTCCGGCATCCTACGATCTTCGGTGCGGGTGAAGCTCACGACGAGATCATGTACGGCCGCGAGAATCTGCTGCGCGACATCCGCGAGGCATCCGGAGGCGGCACGGTGATCAATATGACAGTCAACGGCGCCGAGTCACCCGAGCTGTGGGCGACGAGGTTTGCGCGCGAGTATAAAATGAGAGCGAGGACGGTCTGATGGCGAATATAATCAGTGAATCAGTTAGTAGGACGAAAAAGCCGACGGGCCTGTCGATCACAAGAAGCGGCAACAACTTTATATTAAGCTGGAAAATCGGCGACGCAGACTACGGTGCAGGACAATTCCTGCAGTACATTTGGTCGAAAAAGCCAGGCGGTAAGTGGGTGGATGTCAACATCGGAGCCAAAACAACGAAGAAGGTCATCACCATCCCGGCGTCCAGCTTCAACCCTTCAACGGGCAAAGCGCTCGACTGGGTCAAGTTCCGTGTGGCCGGTTGCCGGAAGCCCCACACGAAGAATAGAAAACAATATTATTATTCGTTTAGCCAATTCGCGGAAAAAACATACGACGTCAAGGCCCCGAACCGCCCGTCGCTGTCTGCAGAGCTGTCAGGCAGTGCGGCCAATGTCTGCACAT